TAATGAAATTTATGTTGACCAAAGTGGAAGCACTGCATCTATTGACCTTGAACAGTTAGGTAGCACAAACCTTATAGGTGGTACAAGTGCTGTTTCAGGAACTATGACTGCTTTAGACCTTGATGGTATAAGTATGACACTTGATATAAACCAAATTGGTTCAAGTAACTTATTTAGGTCAGATGGAATAGATGGCAATAACTTTACTGGTTTTTTTGAATTTGATGGTGATAGTAATGTTATGGATATATTACTTAATAGCACTGGTTTAATATCTGCTGACTATATTGATATGAATATAGATGTTACAGGTAGTAGCAATACCTTTGATTTAAAAGTAGCAGAAAATTCTGATTCATCTTATCTTGATTTAGATTGGATTATATTAGGTGATTCTAATCAATTTGATTTTGATATTGATTATGCCAATGCAATAAATTATGTGGATGTTAATGGTGGTTCAAACACTATAAACTTTACAGGAAGCGGATATGCAGGAAATACATCATCTGATTCAGCTTATTTTTATATGGATTTAAATGGTAGCAGTAATACTTTTAACATCATACAATCATCAACACTAGCAAGGGATTGGTTAAAAATTGAAACTACTACATCTAACTCTAATATTTGTATCACTCAAAATGATGGGGGAACAGCCACAGGTTGCTGATATAGGTGATATATCAGAACTGAATGGTTCTGCACAAATAATTAGAGATGAAGCTTTAAAAGCTAAAGTTAATTTAGGCATACAAAGTAATGATGAAGCAATCACTACTAATGGTCGTATGGCTATTACCTTTCTTGATGATTCTACAGTAAGGCTTACAGAACATTCAGAATTATTAATAGATGAATATATTTATGACCCTGACCCATCTAAATCTAAAATGGCACTTACTTTTAGTCTTGGTACAGCAAGATTTATTACAGGCAATTTAAATAGAATAGATAAACAAAATATAGAACTTAAAACACCTACAGCAAATATTGCTATTAGAGGTACAGATTTTACAGCGACTGTAGATGAATTAGGGCGTAGTCTTATTGTATTACTTCCTGATAAGTATGGTTTATCAAGTGGTGAAATAGAAGTTATCACAGCTACTGGTAGTGTGCTTTTAAACAAGCCTTTTCAAGCAACTACTGTTTCTGTATTTGAAAACGCACCAAGTAAACCAGTTATTTTAGATTTAACATTAGATATTATTGACAATATGTTAATTGTTAATCCACCTGAAGAAGAAATGATAGAAGGTGAAGAAGTTGTTATTAAGAAAAAAAACATCTTAGATTTTGATGATTTAGATATAGATTATTTAGAAGAAGATTTTTTAAAAGAAAATGAACTAGAATTTACAGAACTTGATATTAATTATCTTGATGTAAATTTTCTTGAAGATTTATTAGATGTTATTGATGCTTTAGAAATAGCAAAAGAAGAAGATGTATTAGGACAAGATGGTATATCTACTAATATAAAAGGAACACAGTTAGGACAAGATTTAGATACACAGATTACAACTTTTTATACAGGTGAAAAACTAACTCTAATAAGAAGCGTACAAAATACAGCAAGAGTAGATATAGATAGTGGTGCAAGTTATACAGTCATCTTTATACAAAATGGTGTTTCTAAAGTTGTTACTATTAATGGTGGAGAAGGCAGTACCATAAAAATAACACAGGATAATTAATGAAAAAATTTTTATTACCTATTCTTATATTACTATCACTACCTTTAATATTTCAAAGCACACCAACAGAAATATTAAAATTAAAAGTATTTGATACATTTGTAAAAAAACAAAAACCTTCTGGTAATTTTGTAATTTTAAACATTACAGAACAAGATGTAGAAGATGAAGGTGGATATCCATTTCCTAGAAGAAGATTAGCACAAATACAAGTTGACCTAATTAATAAAGGTGCTGTAGGAGTTGGTTGGGTTATATCTTTTCCACAAGCAGATAGGATGGGTGGTGATGAAGTTTTTGCACAAACACTTGGGTATGCACCATCTGTTATTGCAATGTTTGAAGATGGTAAAGGTAATTATCCAAAACCTACAGGAACAGTTGTAAAAGGTAATGATATTAGTGGTATAGTATCTATGGGAGTTAAGGAAAATCTGAACACTCTAAAAGATAATACACTGCAGGGTCTAGCCATTGCTCCCACCGAAGTTGACCAACTTGTTCGCAGAATTCCATTACTTGTAAGCACTCCAGATAATAACTGGATTCCTTCTTTTGGCACACAAATCTATAAAGCATTGTTTGGTGTTAAAACTTACATTATAAAAACTAATGATAATGGTATAGAGGAAATATCAATTAGAGGAATACCACCAGTCAAAACAGATAGTCTTGGTCGTAAGTGGATTAGTTGGGTAGATACACCACAAACTGATTTAAAAGAAATGGATGTAGCAGGTAAGTTTGTCTTTGTAGGAGTAACAGCTAATGGTGTTATGCCACAGATAGCAACACCAGTTGGATTATTAGAACCACACAAAATACAAAGTGCTTTAGCAGAATCAATCTTAATACAAGATAGTCCTTATATACCTGATTGGTCATTAGCTGCTGAAATATTAATTCTAGTGATAACAGTAACTTTTGTCTGGTTATGTATAAATATTTTTGGAATGACGGCAGGAATAACATTGACCAGTCTATTATTCTTTTCAACAATATTTTTTGGACACTATCTAATACAGCGTGGAATCTTAATTGATGTAAGTTGGACTTTAATATCACAATTTATTACAGCTTCTATAGGTTTTTATCTTAGATTTAGAGAGCAATACAAATTAAGACAACAAATAAAAAAACAATTTGGTAAATATCTTGACCCTAGAATGGTTAAAAAATTACAAGATAATCCAGAGCTTTGTAAAGTAAATGGTAATAGAGTTGACTGTAGTATTATATTTACAGACCTTAGAGGATTTACTAGTTTATCTGAATCAGTAGAACCTGAAATGGTTACATACATTATGAATAATGTATTAGATGTACAAGTAAAAGCAGCTAATAAATATTTTGGATGTACTGATAAGTTTATTGGTGATGCAGGTATGTTTCATTGGAATACAATAATTCCACAAGATGACCATCATAATTTAGCTTTACAAGCAGCACTAGAAATAGAAAAGAATATAAACCAGTTAAATATAAAATTTAAAGAAGAAGGTATACCTGAGATAGCAATAGGTATTGGAGTTAATAGCGGTATTTGTATTGCAGGTAACTTTGGAGCTACTGATAGATTTGCATTTTCTCTTATAGGCGACCCATGTAATGTTGCTGCAAGGTTAGAATCAAGCACTAAGGTTGCAGGAGTAGGAACATTAATAGGCGAAGAAACTGCCAAAAAGTCTAAATTTAAGTTAAAATTATTAGAACCAATAGAGGTTAAAGGCAAGTCTAAACCATTACAGGTATATACATGGGGAAATGATGAGTAAAGTTTTAATTGGAATAATAGTAGTTTTAGTATTAAGTAGCTATTTGTTATGGAATGAAAACTCTAAACTCTCTGCTCTTAATCAAGCTTTTGAACTAAGAAATCAAGAACAAAAATTAGCAATAGAATCATTGCAAAATGATTTTACTTTGCAAACAGATAGTTTGTTACAAATTCAAAGTCGTAATCAAGAAATAGAACAAGAAATGTCAAGATACCTTGACATATTTAAACGACATAATTTAACTAAACTAGCAGCAGCTAAACCTGGTCTTATTGAACCTCGTATTAACAAAGGAACTAAAGATGTATTTGATAGCATTGAAGAAGATAGTCGTAACATCGACAGTCTTGATGATGGCTTGCAGTTGCAGTCTGATACCAAGTAAACAACAGGTTGAAGTAATATCTAAACCTATAGAAAGAACTATAGTGCAGCCTATAATGCCAAGGGAAATAGATTTAAAAGACCCTTATTGGTATGTAGTATCAAATAAAAACATTGATGAATTTTTAGTACAAGTAGAAAAAGACCAAGGACAATTAGTATTTGTTGCTATGTCAGTCCCTGATTATGAGTTGATAGCATATAATATGCAGGAATTAAAGAGGTACATAAATGAACTTAAAGAAGTTGTCGTTTATTATAGAAAAGTTACTACAACAAAAGAGGAATAGCAGTATGAACATATCACAAGAAGGATTATCCTTAATTAAAAAATTTGAAGGGTGTGAGCTTGAAGCTTACAAATGTGCAGCAGGAGTTTTAACAATAGGATATGGCTCAACTAAAGGCGTAAAAGAAGGCGATACCATTACTCAAGAAGAAGCAGATAATTTGCTTTTACATGAAATGAATGAATACGAAGGTTATATAAATGATTCAGTTACTGTTGATTTAAAACAAAATCAATTTGATGCATTAGTATCTTGGGTATTTAATCTAGGACCAGCTAATTTAAAAGCTTCTACTATGCTTAAAGTTTTAAATAATAAAGAATATGATGATGTTCCAGCACAAATTAAAAGATGGAATAAAGCAGGCGGTAAGGTTTTACAAGGACTTATCAGAAGAAGAGAAGCAGAAGCTTTACTTTTTGAAGGTAAAGAATGGCACGAGGTATAAATAATGCCACTAAGAAAATATGTATTTAAACCAGGCGTAAACAAAGAAGGTACTAATTATAGTAATGAAGGTGGTTGGTTTGATGCAGATAAAGTTAGATTTAGAAAAGGCAGACCTGAAAGAATAGGTGGATGGGAAAAACAAAGCACAAATAGTTTTATAGGCACTTGTAGAAAAATATATCCATACAAAACTTCTGTAGGAACAAACTATATAAATCTAGGAACACATCAAAAATTTTATGTATTAGAAGGAGATACTTATAATGATGTTACCCCCATACGAGAGACAACGACTAATGCTATTACTTTTTCTGCTACTGATGGCAGCTCTACTATAACAGCAACTGATACTGACCATGGAGCAGTTACAGGAGATTTTGTTACATTTAGTGAAGCAGTAAGTTTAGGTGGTAATATAACAGCAGAAGTTTTAAATCAAGAATATCAAATAGATTTAGTTCTTACTGCTAATACATACACATTTACAGCTACAGCTACAGCCAATTCTAGTGATACTGGTAATGGCGGTGCTGGTGTAGATGGAGCTTATCAATTAAATTCTGGATTAGATGTATATGTTCAATCTACAGGTTGGGGTGCAGGAACATGGGGTGCAGGAACATGGGGTTCTACAAGTAATTTAACATCAAATAATCAATTAAGATTATGGTCAATAGATAATTTTGGTGATGATATTATATTAAATCCTAGAGCAGGCGGTATTTATTATTGGGATGAATCTGCTGGTGCTGATACAAGAGCAGTTAATGCTACAAGTTTGGGTGGTGCTAGCAATGTGCCAACAAAAACATTTCAAATTATGCTTTCAGATGTAGACAAGCACGTTATAGCTTTTGGCTGTAATCCTATAGGTTCTTCTAATTTAGACCCTTTATTAGTTAGATTTTCAGATACAGAAAGTATTACTGATTGGACACCAACAGCAACCAATCAAGCTGGTGGAGTACAACTATCAATGGGTTCTACAATAATAGGAGCTTTAAGAACAAGACAAGAAATCCTTATATGGACTGATGTAGGCATAGTTTCTATGAGATTTGTAGGTGCACCATTTGTATTTTCATTTAATGAAGTTGCTAATGGTCCATCTTTTATATCTCCTAATGCAGCAGTTAATGCTAATAACCAAGTTTATTTTATGGACAATGGTGGATTTTATACATATGCAGGTAGTGCTCAAAGATTGCCATGTACTGTATTAGACTATGTATTAAGTGATTTAAACCAAGGTCAAGCATTTAAAGTGTTTGGTGCAGTTAATAACATTGCTAATGAAATTATGTGGTTCTATCCATCAGGAAATAGTTTAGAAGTAGATAAATATGTAATGTATAACTATTTAGAACAAGTTTGGTCTATTGGCACTACAACAGATGATTTTGTTAGAACTGCATGGGATGAAGCTCACATATTAAATAATCCTATAGCAGCTAGTAAAAATAGTAGTACAAATAATAATAACTATTTGTTTGCACATGAAGTAGGACATGGTAATGATGGCAGTGACTTTACTGCATATATTGAATCAAGTGATTTTGATTTAGACCCAGATGGAGAAAAATATATGGCGGTGAATAAAATAATACCTGATATAGAATTTAGGGACCAACAATCTTCTACAGATGATGTAACAATAACAATTAAAGGTAGAGATTATCCATTGCAAGATTTATCTACTTTATCAACAATATCAGTAACTCCAAACTCTACATTTACAAATACTAGAGCAAGAAGCAGGCAATGTGCTATCAAAGTATCTAACTCATCTGCTGATTATGGTTGGAGACTAGGTGATTTAAGGTTAGATATAAGACCAGATGGTAAAAGATAATGGCAAATCCTAAATCAATAGCATTACCTTTAGCACAACAAGAATATAATTCTACAGATGAAACAGTTACAAGAAGAATTATAGAACAAGCAGTGCAAGACTTAGCTATAGAAATAGATAAATTACAAAAAATGCAAAGTGTTGTAGCAAGTAAAAGTATTAAAAGACATCAATTTTTATTAATGGGGATGACTAGTGGCTGATAATTTAAAAGTATTAGGTCAATTAGACCCTGCAGCAACAACAGTTACTACACTTTATACTGTGCCTGATATGACACAAACCACAGTTAGTTCTATTGTTGCAGCAAATAGAACAGGTTCAGCAATAACATTTAGATTAAGTGTTCATGTAGCTGGAGCTTCTGCTGATGATAAACAGTATTTATATTACGATAAATCAGTAGCAGCAAACGATTCCCTAACCATAGTAATTGGGATAACATTAAATCAAACAGATGTAGTAAAAGTTTATACAAGTGCAGTCGACATGAGTTTTAATATGTTTGGCTGTGAAACAACAGAGGAAAGATGGTAATGGACATTCAACAACAAACTAAAAATGTAGCAGCTCAAGGTCGTTTTGGCGATTCTATGCTTCTTCATGTTAATCCTGCTGAAGTAAAAGGATTAGCGTCTGCTGTGCCTTTAACTATTAATCCAGAAACAGGACAACCAGAAGCTTTTTTACCTTTTCTTAGCACCTGTATTAGGTTCTATGCTAGCACCTACAGTTCTTGGAGCAATAGGTGTTACTGGTTTATCAGCAGGAGCTATGGCAGGTATAGGAGCAGGTTTAGCAACATATGCACAAACAGGTGGCTCTGGTTCTAAAGCATTNCTATCAGGACTTACAGC